CTCATAGTGTTGAATAGTGTTGTTCTAGTTGGATGTCCCGAAAATACTGTCCCCTTAATAACAAATCTCAATCCCGAAGAAGAATTTACTACTCCTTTCAAAGATGTTAGTGCTTGTATTATAGTATCGTGATATAATTCGTCTAGTTATAGTCATTGAAGGAACAGTGGTAAATATCTTCTCAAGACTAGATTGTCTACGGCTTCTATTAATTCCTCGTGTTAATGAGCGTCGTGGCTGCCGCCATCGTAGCTATAACAACTAGTACTCGAATATTATTATTGATGTATAATATCCTGTATTTTTCGTGCTACCTAATTTTCCGTGTAACCCGAGATGAATCCGGGTTCTATTTCTTTCATTATCCTGATGAAGAACCTAGAGACATAAGCTCCTACTGCTTTTAATTCGTCAGAAGGATTAAAGATAGCTCAAGGTCAGGAGCCTGAAGCAAGATGGATTTCATTGGATTTGGCAAAGAAGTCATAGGAAGTGTTAATACGGTTATTAGTTAAAAAAGAGTCCCACCCTTTTTAATATATCTTCTTTTTCCTATTGTCATCGACGCCTTCTAAGAAATTCTAAAATGTATAACTTTCTGAATTTAACTCTATGTATTTCTAAATTTATTGATCATGTTGTTGGAAATATTTATCAACAAAGGTCCTGAATTCTCCTACTACGTTAGGATCCGTTTGTTCTAGAGCTGATATTTGTCTAATACTTAAAGCTGCTATTTGGTTGTATATACAATTGGAATATTATACCGCTTCAGGAAAGTCCTAATTAATATAATACTAATTTTTACAAGAACATTTACCATCTCCGTACGATTTTATTTAGCATATATCATTTCCATATAACATGCTTGGCTTATTACAATCTTTACTAAATGGATTGTAATGTGTTGCTCTCAACTCTTCTGAGTTTATATTTTAATTAGCGATATACACGTCTTGTTAATAATTATTTTCTATTAAGTTTTCTACGCTTATCATATCTGCTTCCTGTTTTCGAATCCTCTGACCTCCTGCTCACTTAGCGGAAGTCTATTACCTTCTAGGAACATATCCGCATAATTACGAAATCCAATTCAATATCGTTGTTATAATGCTGTCTTCTTCATTGCCAGCTCTATTGTATACACGTCTAGTAGTTCTATTATATTGATTGGAGAATAAATATATTAATGCTAATGTAGCGTGAATCGCAAAGTTAACTTGAGTCCATGCGTTAGGTAACAAAGCCACACTGAGGAATATAGCTATTAAATAAGTTATTCTTAATTTGTAAGAATACTCACTTGGTTCAATATATAACTCAGGTAACTAATTAATAGGTGAATCTATTATTTAGTCTATTTGTCGTCATTCTTATACTTGTTCTAAATATGCGTAAATAATGTTGTCTGATATATGTTCT